CTGTCTTGTCGTACCATAATATCATGTGGAGATTGGATGGTCTCCTGAACACAGTCTTGTCGTGTTCCAAAAACATGTGAAGGTGTGGTTTCCTTCAAAACACAGTCTTGTCGTGTTTCAAAATTAGTCGTACTAAGGGAAGCTGCGAACAACTTGTCCATGTGAAGTCTACGGTACGCCTCTGATGCAAGCCCGGGTTACCGCCTACCCGGCCACACGGTTTTCAATGACTGTACTGCTGTTCCAGTCAAGGAGGTTCAGTCTTCACGCAAAAATCCTTCGTTTCGGTGCAATACCTATTTCCATCTCGATCATTACCGTACGTCGTAAATATCGATAAGTAACGAAGAATAATCTTGGATTTCCTCACCCAAACCAGTGGATTGGCGTCCATTTTTTACCGCTCAATGGTAACGTCGTGCCTCCTATGGAGAGGTTTTGTAGGAGTTCCACCCCCCACTAATAACTTCCAAACTAGAGTACACTTCGGTTTCCTCTATCACCGATGAAAGCACCGTTCAAATACATTCCTATCCCGCAGCGCGGGAACAACCTTGGGGGCTGTTTTTAACTTGCCGGAAGTATGAATAAGGACAAGGATCATATTTGGTATGACTCCAACATTTTCTAGCTAATGCCAAGTTCGCTCTTGGTAAATGCACCTTTCAACATGTAGTGCAATCATGACTAGCCTAATCTTGGTACCAAATGGGATGACGACCAGTACATTAAGTACCGAACCATCCAAAATTTTTCTTTATAAACGATAGGTCGAAAATTCCTATTATTACGAAAAATAACCTATTTGACAAAACATAAAGTGTACTTGCAAAAGCAAGTGGTGGTTGATATAACACTATCAACTAGCGCTTTTAATTCGGGTTAAGTCCCTACCGTAATAAGTTGTCACAAAGATTCATTTCAATATTTCTGAGTGTCACCGACATTATACACTGAATAATACAACCTGCGTGTCTACTGGAGATGCCTGGGAACTCTATTATGTATTAATATTCAGCAAACATCGCCATGTCTCACCATATCTAGTGAGTCTTCATAACTGTAGTACATTTCCGTTAAAGGAAA